GCATTAATAAGCGAGGGTTACAAAATACCGCGCGGCAAAGGCAAGGGCAGCAAGCGGCCAAGCATAAAGTGGATAACAGCAAACCTAAGCAAAAACCAAGCAGGGTTTTTACTGCGCGAATTAAAGGGCAGCTCAGGCAAGAGCACATGGAAAATTGATTTACCGGCCCGCTCCTTTTTGGGGCAAACAATGCCAGAGCAAAAAGAGCAAATGAATTTTATTTTAAACAAAGCTATGCAAGTGGCGTAGCGCAAGCAAAAAAGGAACGACCATGGCACAAGGTAAAGTATCCGTTGCCGCCATTCAAACAGGCAGTGGCGCTACAAAACAGGTAGAACGCACCGTATTGTTCATAGGCCAAGCGGCCGAAAACAACGGCAAAATTCTACCCATTAATGCACAAAGCGACTTTGATGCTGAGTTTGGCGTAGCCGACTCACCGTTAAAAACCCAAGTTAAAGCATGGCAGCGCAACGGCGACGACCTAGTAAGTGGTTATGCAATAGCGCACGCAATCGACGCCGACGTAATGGCGCTTATTGACGAAGCAATGGATCAAGACGTAAGTCCAGAAATCATTGTTATTTGTACACCAGTAACAGGCAAAGCCGAAGTAGAAAGCTATCAAGCTAAAGCGCTTGAAATACTAGCAAGCCTTGCTCGCCGAGTGCGCTTTTTAGTTGCAGCGCCAGGGCTAACCGAACTGCAAAACTGGTCTGATTTAGTCACCGCATTACAGCCAATCACCGACGGCGTAGTAGCAACGCAAACAGCTGTTATTCCTTTGCTATTTGGCGACGAGCTAGGCGCAGTAACTGGGCGTTTATGTAAAAGCGCAGTCACTATTGCCGACAGCCCAATGCGCGTACTTACGGGGGCAATGTCACTAATGCCGCATCCGGTAGATGCCGCAGGCAAACCGCTAACCAACTCAACCACAGCCGCGCTAGACGCGCTGCGCTTTAGTTGCACGCAGTTTTACCCAGACTTTGACGGCACATATTTTGGCGACGTAAACATGCTAGATGCCGAAGGCGGCGACTTTCAAAAAATCGAAACAGGCCGCATTGTCGATAAAGCCGCACGCGACGTGCGCATTATTGCCATTCAAAACATTAAAAACCGCCGCTTAAACAACAGCGCCAGCGGCATTGAATTTGGCAAGCGAATCATGGGCAAGCCGCTACGCGAAATGGCGCGCTCAATTAACATTGGTGCCGACAAGTTCCCGGGTTTAATCGACACGCCAAAAGACGACAGCATCAGCCTAACGTTTATGAACGCAACTACATTGCAAGTCGTTCTCAAAGTTAAGCCAATCGATTCGCCCAACACCATCATAGTTGGCATCATGTTAGATAACGCAGAGTAGGAGCGAACATGCAAAAAGTACTAGGCGGTAAAGACTTCGATATTTTCATTGGTAACTCAATGGTGCACGTAATCGAAGCCACCGTAAAAATCACCGACGGCCGCACAGTTAAAAAAGTGCGTGGCGTACCAAAAGGCTTTATCGACGGCGACGTAGAAGGCGAAGTAACTCTAAAGCTAGACCACGAAAACTGGCTAATTGTGCAAGCGCAAGCGGCAAAAGCGGGTAGCTGGAAAGGCATTGAACCGTTCGACGTAGCATTTAACGCCGAAGTAGCAGCAGGCAAAAAGAACATTGAAGCGTTTGGCTGCCTGCCGCAACTAGACGAAATTCTAAACATTAAAGCCGACGGCGGCGAAGAAGACACAACATCAATTAAGTGTCCGATCACCAGCCCCGACTTTGTAAAAATTAACGGCGTGCCGTACCTAACATCTGATGAAGTGAGAGACTTGTAATGACCAAAGCCATTCGCAAACTAACTGCCGCAACATTGCTTAGCACTTTAAAGGCCTGCGGCTACCGCGTGTTCGAGGGCGAATTAAACCTAAACATCATAGGTATTCGTCACAACAACACACGCGCCAATACCTTTAACGATGTTATTTGCGTGCTGTATCAGCAAGGCGGCGAGTGGCAATTAAAGCAATACAAAGCAACCACCGACGCCGGTATTTACTGGCGTCAAAACCCAATGAACATAGATGGCACTGCAGTGCTTATTGCAGGGCAGCATAAAAGTTTATGGAAGTTGGGTTATCACCAGGGCAAATACCGTGCCCTAGTGCAGCACAAACCTGTTGTTGTCCTACGCGACAACGACAAAAACACCGAGTTAGACACGGAAGTCACACCACAAGCCGAGCTGCAGCGAGGTTACTTTGGTATTAACTGCCACCGCGCAAACAGCAAAACCACATCAACCCAAGTTGATAAATGGTCTGCAGGTTGCCAAGTGCTAGCTAACCCAAACGACTTTGACGAGTTCATTAATTTGTGTGACCAGTCAGCAGCCAAGTACGGCCCGTATTTTACATACACATTGCTAAACCAATCCGACATTAAAGCGAGTAAATAATCATGGCGTTCGAGAAAAAAATCACACTAGAAACCCCCGTTGGCGAAATTACATTTCACGTAAACGCAGCCGACTACAACAAATACATCAACTCTACGCAGCCAAACAACAAAGTGCAGCCTGCAACTAACTTTGTATTAAACACCGTAGTGCAAGAAGACGCTAAAAAATTAAAAGAGCTAGTGCAACAACCAGGCGCAGCATTATTTTTAGTGGGCGCAATTGTTGAAGAGTATCAACCGGAGTTTAATTTTACGGTAAAAAAATCGAAGACCGAGCCAAGCAAATAGGCAAGTCTCGGTTAGATCAGCTACAGGCATACCACGCCAAGTATTTTGGCGCGGTTGCCGCCACACAAGAGAGCCTAGCGCAAGCGCTATATCTCGAAACGCAGCAGCAAGAAAGCTTTGTAGTTGCTGTAAATAACGGCATATGCCAAGCACTAAGCGAGTAATGTAATGGCCACGCTCAGCAAGTTAGACAAGCTTAATTATTCAATCGGCATCATCGACAAGGTGACGGGTCCGGTTAATAAAGTCATGGCTAAAATTAATCAGCTGAGCCAGCAAACAGCCGCCGCGCAAGATCAAATGATGCGCGGCGCAGCCACAGCCGTAGCGGGTGGCTACGCATTAGCGCGTTCGCTTGCGCCAGCAATAGATCAGGCCGCCGCATTGGGCGAAGTGAAATCGCTTGGTGTAGTTGACGAATCATTACAAAAATTAAACAAAACCTCATTAGAGTTTACCGCCAATTTTGGCGGCAACGCATCCGACTTTGTTCGCAGCGCCTACGACATTCAATCAGCAATGTCAGGAATAACAGGCGACGAACTATCAAAAGTTACCGAAATATCAAACGTACTTGCCAAAGCCACTAAAGCCGACGCTGCAACAGTGACCGATTACATGGGCACAATGTACGGCGTATTTAAAGATACGGCCGACAAAATGGGCAAAGTGAAGTGGGCTGAAGACATTGCCGGCATTACAGCAAAAGCAGTAACCGACTATAAAACAGACGGTAAAGAAATGGCGTCGGCGTTTAGTGCGCTGGGTGCTTCGTCGTCTGCGCCAATAGCCGAGCAAATTGCTATTTTAGGTCGGCTACAGTCAACAATGAGTGGTAGCGAATCAGCAACAAAATTAAAGGCATTTGAAGCAGGCGCAGGAAAGGCGCAAAAAGCACTCGGTTTAAACTTTACCGATAGCTCAGGACAGCTACTGCCCATGGTAGATATACTGCAGCTCATTAATGATAAAACAAATGGTTTAACTAAGCAGGCCGACATTGACGCAATAGCATCCGCGTTCGGCTCAGCCGAAGCGTCGTCGCTAATTAAATTATTAATAAAAGATATAGACGGGTTAGATCACCAAGTAAAAGATTTAAGCAATATTAGCGGTATGGCAAACGTTGCAAAAATGGCAGACGACATGAAAACGCCATGGGGAGAATTAGCAGGTTCGTTTAACTCTGCATCAATCGCGTTAGGTCAGCGATTACTACCCGTTGTGGAACCATTTGTGGAAGTGCTAGCATCAATGTTTGCTGGCATCGTCTCGCTAACCGAACAATTCCCTATTTTGTCCAGCACAATAGCAACCTTAGTGGTTGGTGTAGTGGGTGTGGTCACGGTGTTTGGGTTGTTAAACTTTTCTATGGGTTTGCTTAAATTTTCAGGACTTACGTTAGCGCCTGTTTTAGGTGGGCTGAAATACGCAACGGGGCTTTACACAAAAGCTAATACAGCGCTGTTCTTATCACTAAACACAACAACTAAAGCAACCAAAGGGGCAACCCTTGCTAATAAAATTTATACAGCTGTCATGGCGCGAGCAGCATTAGCGCAAGGCAGGTTTAATACCACTGCGGCCTTTACGGGTGGCTATCTTCCAGCTATTGGCGCTTATGCAAAAGGAGCGGTTGCAGGCATAGGTAAATTTGCTGCGGGCTTATTTAATGTAACCCGCATAATGCATTTTTTAAACGTTGCATTGCTGTCCAATCCACTTGGGATAATAATTGGCTTAGTGGTTTTACTCGCCGTATTAATTTATAAATATTGGCAGCCAATTAAAGCATTTATGAGCGGCTTTTGGGATGGCTTTGTACACAGCATGGCGCCAGTAACTGATTTATTTAGCGAGCTAGGCGATGCCTTCGCGCCAATTATAAACGCCGTTAAAAGTGCGTTTAACTGGTTTGTATCTTTATTTGCACCGGTTGAAAAGTCAAGCGAAGCGCTAGAGGGCATAACGTCAGCAGGCGAAGTTTTCGGCTTGATTTTTGGGTCAATACTAAATTTAGTGCTAGCACCTATAAAGCTAGTTATTTGGGGGGTAACCAAATTAATTAATGGCATTACTTGGCTGGGCAGTGCAATCGGTAGCATGTGGAGCGCAGTGCAATCGCCGCTAGGTAGTTTTTTCGAAAGCATCAAAACCATATTTGGATTTACACCAATGGGCATGTTGATGAATGGCTACGGCAAAGCATTCGACTGGCTCAGCGAAAAAGTAGGCGGCTTAAAAGGTATAGCCGACTCAATAAAAGATTTCTTTGGCTTCGGTGACGAAGAAGTAGAAGTAAAGGCAACCAAAGTAACCCAAGCAGTTCAGCCGCAAACAATGGTTATGCAAAGTGCCGACAAAGCGTACAGCCGCGACTACGGCCAAAGCGTTATCAGCAAAGCCAACGCGCCTGCGCAGCAAGCAAGCTCGCAGTATATAGCACCAAACAGCCCAGTAAATTATGCAGCGCCTAAAGTAACAACAATTACTGAAACTGAAGGAATGCGCACGCAGGCATTGGCAGAGCAAGCAGCAGCAAACGACCCTGTTTATTCAGCCCAACCAAAAGCAATGACTGAGCGTGAAGCAGCGCAAGACGCATTTAAATTTACTAGCCAGCA